TTAATGGGCGTGTGGTAATTACCCGAACGCCGCTCACAATACAGCCGACTGAAATCAAGTCGCTGGCGGATATGTCCCCCCCATGCTCGCGGGCAGAGCAGTCCTGAGTTGCCATTGGTATGACGCTCCATGGAATCAAGTCCCTCTTCGCCAACGCCAGTCCTGATTTTCTCGCTCGTAATACCGGGAAAGCTCCCAAGTTGGAACGAGATATTGGGGATGCACCATTGGAAAAGAAAAAAGTTCAAAGACGAGCTAGCCAAAAGTTTCTTATCCGCGTTACAAGCATCCGAAAGCGACTCATTGACGAGGACAACCTGTGTGAGAAGTACGCCGTCGATCTTTGCCGCTACGCATCTGGAGGCGCATTTGGCGATGAAGCAGGAGAAACAAAAATCGAGACAACGCAACGTAAGGCTGAAAAAGGCGAAGAAGAAAAAGTGATTATTGAGATTTACGAACTATGAAAGACCGATTCCACGATAAAACTTTGCATGCCCTAATCCACATCCAAAACGCATCCGCGAGCTATTCAATCGCCAGTCTGCATCAGGCCGTGAAAGGCTTCACCAAAGAATGCCTCATGCCTGCGGTTGAGCGTGGCTGGGTGACAATCCGGCCCAGTACAAAAGGTGCTTCGATTGTGGAGATGACTGACGCTGGCGAGAAGTGGCTGCGGAAGCTGTGTGATTTGTCGAATGAGCAGCCAATTACAACACCATGAAAATCAAACCTGATTACGAAGTAACCGCGCAGCTTGTCACCTTCCGAGGAGAAACAAGAACAGACGCATTAACGAAACTCTGCCAATGGATGGACGAAAACAAAGTGCCAGCATGGGAGGATGAATTCCAAGCTATCGACACTGGTTGGACAACGGATAACGGCCATTATGCTTCCGCCATGGCCCGTGTGGTTCATAAGAAACTAGATAACATTTGCCCACTAAAATGACCCGCCGAGTCGAAAAAGACCCCGACCATCCCGGCTCATGGCGCATCGTAAATGCGGCCACAAACAAGCCGGTTGTTCACAACCTGCCTGAACGCGAGGCGCGGGAGTTTGCTGAGAGAATGGAAAAGGCGTCAAAGAAGAAATATACCCAAGGTTGACTACCATAAAGTTCAGGCGTAGGTTTATCCATGCACAACGTATCACCATTTGCAGACCTTTTGACATTGCAGAATGAGATGCGGGAGGGGTTTGTTCCGCCTGCCGTAGTTGAAAACTCGCGTGATGCTGAAATCGCAGAACTCAACCAGCGGCTTGCTGAAAAGGATGCTCGAATCGAGGCACTGTCAGGCGCTCTCGATGACGCCATCAGCTTGCTTGACCGTGCCGTCATGGAGGAGACGCCAGATGATTATGGTGAAACCTACAAGGCCGTTAGCGATGTTCTAGCTGGCAAAGCCCTAGCCCCAAAGAATCCGGCTTGACGGTTTTTGGCTTGACTGATTGATTTAAACTGCTACCAGTCCTGTAGCCGCATAAGGCGATCATTGTTGAGTCCAATGATTACAGGAAAACCTTTTCCCCTTCCAAGCCACCTTTGTTCGCATCGGTGGGACTCACTTGGAGGGGGATTTTTATGTTTTATGACCAAAAATTATTACACAGCAATTCTCCATGAGGATTGGAATGGAATAGAAGAATACATCGAGTTCTTCCAAGAACGATGCGATAGCCAGTTGGAGATTTTTTTTGGCCTATCGCTCATTACAGAATACCGGCAGGCGGGATTTAATTATAACGGTAGCATGGATTGGACGAGAATCGGAAAAGCTGCCATTGCCCTTGATGAGCCATTTTCTGCCTCGCCATGCGGGAATGGGTGCTCTATTGCTTATTTTAAGCCTCAAATATTCCACGAAGGTTTCACTTGGGATTTTGGACTGTTTGTTGGAGCCGATAATGGAGCCGCATTTGAGGAATGTGATTTGTCCTGCCTGATTGATATTGATGGCTGGGCCATTCATCGCGAGCAGAGGTTTAAAGATGATTCAAAAAGCAGGACCGCCAAAGTATCGTCAATTCGGATACTTGAGGAGTTGTTTTTAGACGTGAGGGAGATGTCACAAGCGGTTCTAGAGGCCACTATTTTATGTGATGATTACGAATTCACAGAGGCAGAAAAGAAGCGCCCAATAAAACTCAAGAAGTACACTCCCAAGGAGGAATTGAAATGAAACGCTTCACCGAGACGCAAAAATGGACAGACCCTTGGTTTAGAAGATTATCTGGAGCGGCCAAACTAATTTGGTTTTACGCCGTGGATCACTGTGATGCCATTGGAATAGTTGAGCTTGATTTAGAGTTTATCTCCATGGATTGCTCGTTAAAATGTAACGATAAGAACGTTGCAGAATTAGGCGACAGACTTCAAAAAATTGGCACGAACCGATACTTCATTCCGAAGTTCATCGGATTCCAATATGGAAAGTTGAGCAGTGCTTGCCGCCCCCATGAGAAGATTATTGAGGCCATTCAGTCTCATAGTTTGGTATCCACCCCATCGGGCTATCGGTATCCTTGTGAAGATTTAAAGGGTATGGATAGGGTATTAGATGGGGTTCCTGATACCCCTCAAGAACAAGATAGGATAAAGACTGGAAAAGAACAAGACAAGAACAAGACAAGAGGCACGCATGCCGAGCTTGAGGAATTCTGTCGAGCCAATGGACTTTTTCCCCGCGATGTGGACTACCTGTGGAACCGATGGGAAGGCAACGGCTGGCAGAATGCGAACAAGCCGATTAAGGACTGGCGAGCCACTGTGAGGGCATGGAAGGCGCAGCAATACCTGCCATCACAAAAGCAGCAGTTGGCATCCGATTGCTGGCCAGAACCAGCGCGAGAAGAGGAGCCTGAAATCGACCTGCTTGAACGCCTCGAACTTAACCGCGCCAAGGCAGCAGCAAGAGAAGCCGCTGAAAATGCCGAGCCTGAAGTTTCAGCGGAGGAAAACGAATGGACTTAAGCGTTGCCCAAATCAGCGAAAAGCTGGCTGCACAGGCTCAAACCGTCTGTTCTTTTCTCCTCCCCGGTGGTAAACTGGTTGGCGGCAAGGAATGGGTTTGCGGTGACATCACAGGCGCTCCCGGCGAAAGCTTGAAGGTGTGCGTTTTCGGCCAATACACAGGACAATGGAGAGATTGGAGCACCGATTCCGACCTTGGAGACCTGATTGACCTTTGGCGCTGCGTGAGGGGATGTACGCAAGCTCAGGCCATTAAGCAGGCCAAACAATGGTTGGGGATCGTGGATTCGGTTCAGGTACGCGAGCAAAAAAGCTATGCCAAGCCGCCATCCATCAAATCAGCGGAGCTTCACGCGGACGGTGGAGCAATGAAGTATTTACGCGAAAAACGTAAATTGTCGGAAGAGATTATTTGCGCCTTTAAGATCGAAGGGAGCGCTGAGAAAAAAGCGATTATTTTTCCATCCTACTCCCCCAGCGGAGAGCTTATCAACCGCTCGTACCGAACTTTGACGCAACCGAAGAAAGTCTGGCAGGACACAGAATGCGCTCCCTCTTTATTTGGCTGGCAATGCCTACCACAAGAGTCTTACACGACCCGGAGGGTGCTGATAGCGGAAGGGCAGTTGGACGCGGCTACGTGGCTGCAATGGGGTATTCCTGCCCTGTCGCTTCCAAACGGCACAGGCAAGACTTGGATCGACTACGAATGGGAGAATTTGGCCCCGTTTGATACCATTTACATCGCTTTTGACCAAGACCCGGCTGGAATCAAGATGACCGAGGAAGTAATTGCGCGACTTGGCAAACATCGGTGTTTGATTGTGGTTATGCCAAAAAAGGATGCCAATGATTGCCTGCAAGCCGGATACACGTCGGAAGATGCCAAGGATTGGGTGAAGAATGCCAAAGCGCCAAAAATACGAAAGCTCGTCACGGCGGCTGAAATGGAGTCCCGATTTTTAGCAGAGCTTCAGCACAAGGAGGAGGCTTTTACGCTGCCGATGTTTGCGGGAAATTGGCCGCATTCAGGGTTCTATTTTAGGCCGGGAGAGGTGACTTTGTGGGGAGGTTTTTCACATTCTGGCAAGTCAACTATGCTGAACTTTATGAAGTCGAATCTACTAGCGGAGCACATTCGCATTTTCGACGCTTCGCTCGAAATGAAGGTGGAGGTGATGCTAAAAAAGCTGGCGAGGATTTTCCTTGGAGAGCGGCTGAATCACGACAATGGGGTTGCTTTTGTTCGCGGTGTTGGCGAGCACCTTGTTTACGCCGATGTGGTTGGTAGCATGGGCCAAGATGAGATTATGGAAATGATGTGGTTTTCATTCCGCCGTTATGGATGCACCCATTTTATGATTGACTCACTGATGAGAATTGATGCGCTTGAGGAGGATTATCCGGCTCAAGGCAAGTTCTGTAATCGACTCCAAGACTTTGCGAAGGAAACCGGATCGCACGTTCATCTTGTAGCCCATCTTGGGAAGCCGTCGCAGATTGTTGACCGACCTTCCATGTACTCCATTAAGGGGTCGAGCCTGCTTGTAAACAACGCCGACAACGTGCTTTTGGTTTGCCGCAATCCTGACAAGGAGAAGCTGCGCAAGGCGATGAAGCTGACCGATGAACAGGACAAGTCGATGCACGACGTTGAAGTGATTGTTGAGAAGCAGCGCGAGACTGGGTGGCTTCACACTTTCAAACTCAAATATGACCCTATTCGTCACTCGTATAGGAAGATGTGAGACACCACCCCTTGACCAATAACGAAATCAACTTTATGGATATTGCCTCATGGCAGTTCGCGCCAAGGCAATCGTCAAATACGGCATTACGTTCAGGCCAATTAAAGGGCCAAAGGGCAAGCTGTTGACGTGTCCTGACTGGTTGGTGGAGAAGCAGATTCTTTCCAACTACGAGGAATGTAAAAAATTCCGCAGCGCCAAACTGCTTCCGTGGTGCGAGCATTTTTGCCGCTTGACGGACATTATATTTGCGGACCCAAAAGGTAGTTGGCCGTTCCAATGGAATCCCAACGCCTTGCGCATTCTCAAGAATTTCCGCAAGCACCACCTGCTCGCGATTGCGGGCCACGCTAGCAGCGGGAAAACGCACGCAATGGCACTTATTGCGGTTATGATGTTCTTTCTTGATCCGAAGAACACCAAAGTAATTGTAACGTCCGTAACCTCATCCGCCGCATCGGGCCGTATTTGGGGTCACGTCAAAAACTGTTGGAATCACCTTGAGGTGTTTTTTGGGCCGGGAAATCTACCCGGCAAGCTGCTAGAATCCAAAAGCAAAATTCGCTACCAAGATGCCAACGGCAAGGGCGACGAGACTCGCGGTATCGAGCTTGTGGTTGGTGAGAAATCGCAAGCCAAAGCGTCCGCAACGAAGATTCAGGGGATGAAAGCCCCTAAGCTTATTCTGATGGGCGATGAATTTGCCGACTTGGAACATAGCCTTGTCCGCACTGCGCTCACCAATTTGAAGCGTAACGACGAGTTTTGGCTGCTTGGCGCATTTAACCCAACGTCGTATTTCGGTCCCGATGGTGTTATTTCGCATCCAAAAGACGGCTGGCATTCCATCGACGAGCATTCCACCGAATGGCCTACTTACATTGAAGAATACGGATACGATGGCTACTGCATTCGTTTTGATGGTGAAAAATCACCCAACATCCTAGAGGGATACAACCGCTGGAAAGGGTTGTTGCGCATTGAGGATTTGAAGGAAGCGCAAGCTCAGGGGGTTAAAACCGCTGCCTATTACCAGATGATTCGCGGGTATTGGTCCCCGACTGGCGAGCTTGATTGCATTTATGCGCCGGGTGATATTTTCTCTTGGCAGGCAGACGCCAAAGTGAGCGACTTTATCGACGTTCCCGTGATGGTGGCTGGGCTTGACCCAGCATTTACGCATGGCGGCGATAGGGCTGCACTGGCCATTGGCCGCATCGGCTTGCGCCATGATAAAATCATCGGCAAAACTCAAAAGGTGTTCGAGTTGGTGAAAATCTACTCGCTGGACGAGGATATTACGAATACCGCGACATCTAAAACTGAGTGGGTGGTGAAGCTGGCTAAAGAAAAGCTCGCTCTTCATAAAGTTGATGTGCGCAATTTAGCCGTGGATGCAACTGGCGGCGGCGATCCGTTTTGTGCTCTTATCGCACGCGACATTGGCATGGGATCGCTCAATGTGAAATTCAGCGGCAAGGCATCCGATAAGCCGGTTAGCCGCAATGACCACAGAAAGGGCTTCGAGCGCTTCCGCAACCTTGTCAGCGAGCTTTGGTATGTCGGCAAAGAACTGATTCGCACAGGGCAAATCAAAGGTCTTGTTCCCGATGTAATGTCGGAAATGGTGATTCGCACGTACAAGGAGTCCAACGGACTTGTTCAGATTGAGGCGAAAGAAAGCCTGAAGGTGAGAATCAAGAAAAGCTGCGACTTTAGCGATGCGACATTTCTTGCCCTCCACCTCGCCCGCATTCGCCACGGCCTTTCTTCCAACGAAACCGCCGCCCCACGGCAGGTTTCACGGCAGAACCCGTCGAATGCGTTGTTTCCGCCGTGGAATCCGAATAAGAGGCAGGAGCAGCAGGCTAGGCCCGCTATGCTCGACTATGGCGGTGGGTGGGCCAGCGGAATAACTTGATCTTTACGGTTCAACAAACGAGACTTAAACGATGAAACTAAGCTTGCTTCACGCCACAAAAAGGCCCACCGAGGGCAAGAAATGCCAGCAACTTTGGCTGGATCGCGCCGACAACCGCGCCAACATCGAAATCATCACCTGTATTGATGCGGATGATGAGGCGTGCAAAGAGGCGTTTCCTGATGCGGTGATTTCACCAGAAAAGACAGCGTGTGCTGCGTGGAATGAAGCTGCCAAGCATGCAACGGGAGATATTCTTGTTGTGCTAGACGACGACTGGATTTGTCCCCCAGCTTGGGATCAGATTATCGAATCGTACGTATGTAATGGCGCTGACATTTTGCATGTTGGCGACGAGAGAAGGAAGGACGACTTGATTTGCCACCCCATCGTCAGCCGCCGTTATTACGAAACGATTGGCTACATTTGGGCCGAGAATTTCAAATCAGTTTACTGCGACAATTGGTTTACGACTATGGCCAAGAATTGGGGCTATGTGGATGCAACACAAGGCGGCAAGGTTGATCTTGGGTTTCTTCATGCGAACCCATCTCAAGGATTTGGAGTGGAAGACGAAGTTGCCCGCGTCAGCAACTCCAAGGAACGCTACGCTCACGGAAAAGCGGTTATGGAGCGCCTTGTCAGCAATAATGTCGTGCTTGCGTTTACGGCGTGTGATCGCCCGCACTTCTTGAGTGAATCACTCGCTTCATGGGAGAAGACGAATCTGTCGCTGGTGACGAGTGTCCAGTTCTTCATCGAGCCAACAGACAAGCTGGACGCGATTCATTCCGTCATCGACATCTTTCAATCGAATTGCCCTGTTCCGGTGATTCGGCATGTGAATCCTGAGAAACTTGGATGCTCGAATAATACTTGGAGCGTGTTTGAGAATTTGTTCGACAAGCAGTTGGCGACCGCAGTCGTGCTGGCCGAGGATGACTTTTTAGTCTCGCCAGATATTTTGCGATTGTTTGAACATGCTCGTAAACATGCGCAGCCCAAGACACTGGCCATTTGCGCCAAGAATGTTGGTGAATCTGCGGATGAAAATCCGGCTACGTTTACATACGATAAAGATTTTAGCGGTAA